ACTCAACTTAATTTAAGTATCTCACTACTTGCCGATACTGAAAACAAAGTTTCACATTGGTTGTATGGCACATACAAAAAAGTAGTTGATACCAATATAAATGATATCAACTACATTAATAATAGCAGCTTCAAAAGAAACCCCTATTGGGCTAAACGTATAGCAATTACAGTTTAGGCCTCAGCTTCTACTTTTACCTGTAATGGGAAACCCTGACTACGTGCGTCAAGTGTAACTTCAATTCCCTTTTGTTCTGCAATTTCATACGGTAAAACAGCAACAATTGCACTACCCTCTTCATGGATATTCTGAGTGATTGTACTTGCAGTATCTTGATTATAATTAAAGTAATCAATTAAACTACCTACAACAAATTCCATACTTGTTACATTATCATTGATATAAATGATTTTGAACAACGGTGGCTCGGATAATGCAAGGTTAGGCTTGATCTTAATTTTTGTTTCTGTTTTAGACATAGTAGTTTATATTGTTAGTTATAAAAGTGTGTAGCCACTATGACTACACACATGATGCTATTATACTATTTAGTATAGGTAATAGCAATTGCTCTGGGTTTTTGTTCTTCAGGTATTTCACGTTTTAAGTGAACATTAAGAATTCCCAATTCTAAATGAGCATTTTCAATCTCCACAAAGTCAGCAAGTTTGAATTCACGTCGGAAATCTCTTGCACTAATGCCCTTGTGTAGATAGTTAATGTCAGTTTCTTCTTCCTTGATTGTGTTTTTGCCTTCAATAATCAAAAAGTTTTTATCTTTTGTTACCGAAAGGTTATCAAGACCAAATCCAGCCACAGCCATACTAATCATATATTCATCGTCAGTAATCTGTACGACATTATATGGGGGATAGTTTGTGTTGGTTTGTTGTGAATGCATTCTGTGCAACTCGTCAAACATAGTATCAAAACCGATACCAAATTTGTGTAGTTGTGGAATGTCAAGGGAACGAAGGGTTAATGTATTTCTAGTCATAGTTTTCTCCTTATATAAGCAAGTGACTAATATGTGAGCCCGACTATCGGCACTCAACATATATTTATTCTAACAGAAATGTGTAAAAAATTCTACTATTTAGGTTAAAATAGTTTTTTGGGAAGACTCTGGTCACGCAAGTATTTCTGCCATCTACGTTTGGCTAAACCATGATTCACTTTACGCTGTATAGAAGGTTTGACATATTGTTCCCGATCACGCAATTCCTGTAACAGATTTTGGTCTGTTATCTTCTTTTTGAATTTACGTAATGCTTTATCAACGTTTCCGTCAGTAACAATAACTCGTCTTCCTTTTATACTCATATTAGTGATTTTGGTTTTAAAACTTGCTCCCTTGTTATATTTATCTCAGTTACGTTATTTTCTCTGTATTTTTTGGTGTTAAACATGTGTGGCATTAAGCAACGCTCAATTTCAGTATGTAATCCACGTGCGCCGGTCTTTAGTGTCAAGCAATTTTCAACAATCTGTTCTAATGCATCTTCGGTAAATTCTAGGTTAATATTATCAATACTCAATAGATATGTATATTGAGCAATATAGTTGTTTTTAACTTCGGTCAACACACGCAATAGTTCTTCTTTGTTCAATTCTCCGATACTAACTGTAGTAGTAAAACGTCCAATAAATTCAGGAATCATTCCATACTTGGTTAAGTCATCTGGGGTAACCTCAGTCAAATCACCCTCTACTTTTTTGTCTTTGATATCAGCACCAAATCCAATAGTAGAGCCATTCTTACGATTACCAATCAAATCCTTCAAACCAACAAATGCACCACCTGATATGAATAATATATTTTTCGTATCAATTTCCATCATATCGCCACCAGGATGTTTACGTCCACCGCCGGCTGGAATACGACATACTGTACCCTCAACTAATTTAAGTAATGCTTGCTGTACACCCTCGCCTGATACATCACGTGTAATACTTGTTGATTCACTACGACGGGCAATCTTATCAATCTCATCAACAAACACAATACCACGTTCTGCTAATCTAGGGTCTCCCCCGGCAGCATTTAATAGCATACTAATCATTGATTCAACATCGTCGCCGACATAACCAGCTTCCGTTAAACTTGTAGCATCAGCAACAACAAAGGGTACTTTGAGATATTTTGCTACAGTCTTGGCAAGCAATGTTTTACCTGACCCAGTTGGCCCAATTAATAACACATTGCCTTTGGCAATCTCTAAATCTTTGGGTGGATAAGTAATACGCTTATAGTGATTAGCAATAGCTACACTTAGTACTGTTTTAGCATTATCCTGCCCAACAACATGAACATCTAAGTATTCTTTGATACTAGATGGATCATATTTTATTTCTTCTTTGGGTTTATCTTCAACAATTAAACTATCATCCTCAATGAGGTTGGTACATAATTCGATGCAGTCGCTGCATATAGCAACCCCCTCACTTACTATTAATTTCTTAACTTTATCTTTGTGTAACTCACAAAAGGAACAATGGTTTATTTTAGATTCGTTGGTCATATATTAATTTATCTTTTTATTATTTGTTGGTTATTTTTACCAGTAACATTTACTATCGGGAACAGATGATACTTCAATTCTGCTTGCCCGATCTATAACATATCTATGTTCCTTATCAATTGTTGCTTGTAAGTATGATGTTTCAATTTTGGAAGTGTTAAACATTAATTGTTTAAATTGTGCATAATAAAACAATGACATTGCATAACATGAATGATATAATAATCCTCCACTGTTGTCATATATCTCTAATAGAAATCGGGCAGCACGATCATCCTTCATTGAATTTACAATTTTGTTATAAGTTATTAAATCATTAAATTTATGTTGCCATTTTCCCGCATAGGCACCGATTGGATCCTTATCACCTATGATAATTTTAGCAGGCGCCTCTTGAAAAAATCCAACTTTATCTTCTAGTAATGTTAATGCTTCATTCAATGCATAGATATAATCTTTATTCCATTTAATGGTATACGGTACTTGTATTAAAGTATTGCGATAACTATCTACTGCAATTATAAAAGGCTTTTGTTGAATAGTAAATGCATTCTGTGGATAGGTGTTTAACACCATATCTAACATTTGATCACCTTTTTGTTTTTGATCTATGTAAGTACTTACTGCGACTCCAGCACGATTACCATCTATACCTTGCTCAGTTCTACCGGTAGTAAGTATCTGGTTAAGTAATTTACTTTCGGCAACTAATACATCCATGGTGATTCTAATAGTGGAACCATTTTGATTGATATCAATAATTTTGAAGTCATTGATGTATCCTGCACTAAACACAGATACATTGTCTTTAGTAAGTGAGTACATTCTAGCCTCACGTTCACTTAGTACAATAGCACCTGCTTGTTGTTGAATAGCGGTACGGAAAGCATTTTCTTTTGCTTGTTCAATAGTAGTAGCCTCGCCGGTAACACGAATGTATTTCTCAGCAGCAACTACATTGTTAGTTAAGAAACATGCTACTAAACAAAGTAGCCGTAACATGTTTAGTTTTGACTATTGCTGAATTTTCTACGCAATGTTTCAGCAGCACGTTCGGTATCTTTATCCCAACGAATAGTAACTGATACTTCCTGATTACCAACAACTTCTTCATTAATTTTGATAAATCCTTTAAGGATAGCTTGTGATGATGTACGAATGGTTTCAGTAAGGTTATGTACTGTTTCGTTATTGTTTTCACGCAAACTGATACTAGCAGCTTCTTTATCTGACATTGATACAGTAGATCCATCACTATTACCCGATTTAACTTTATCACTTGCCTTTTCAAGATTTTTAGCAATAGTAGAAGTTACACGTGTAGTAGAGATATCTTTAGCAATAAACTCTGCTACATGTGAGTTAGCCCTCATTTCAGCAACGGTCAATGCAGTTTTACGATTGTTTGCGGTATTACCAAATGATGTAGCAGTACCGGTGGATTCAATAGCAATTACTTCACATTCAGTTTTCCAAAACTTGTACCAAGTACAATTAGTTTCAATTTTAATTTTCTCACCGGCAAATGATGTAGAAAGTTTCTGTGTTTTTACAGGCCCGTCTCCCTCATTTTTAGTTGAGGCGCAGCCAGTAAGTACGACAGCTATCGCAATAGCAGCAAGTTTAAGTTTCATGGATAACTCCAGTTAGTTAATGATACTAATATTATACACTAGTTAGGATAAAGAGTCAATCTTTTTTGGTCAAGTAATCTTCAATTTGTTGCTTTTCGGTATCGGATAATAATTCAATATCGTACTCGCCTGATTCTATCTTCTTGACCAAATATTTGATATATTCCTGGTCATAAAGGTAGCTAGTTGATTGTGACTTATTAACAACAATCCATCTGGTTCCGTCAAATTTGTAAACCTTATTTGGTAAGGCATCAACGCGGACAAATGTATCACCTTTGCTAGCTAAAGCAGGGAATGATGTTCCAAAACTAGTTTTAGTTGCTCTGCCCGAATCAGCTACTAGTTTTAACATATCTGGGCGCATACCGGTTAATACATCTCTGTGCATATGTTTACCGTCAAACATTACATACCCGCCATCCAATTCCTGATAAGGAATTGTACCGGATTCTATTTTGTCAGGTAATTCAACTTTAGGTACGTCAAAGTCTGGGCCAGTCTTTACCCATTCTCCGTCAACTTTAATCGCCTCAAAGTTTGGGGCATCCTCAATGATTGGGACAGGTGGTATATAAGTAAATTGAATGGGTTCTACACCCTGGGTATTGTCTGATACATCACAGTTTTTGTTTGGGCAGAATGGTCCAATACCCGGGGCATTCATTAATGGTGTACCGCACTTGTAACAAGGATCTAAAGTATCATCACTTGGTTCTGGTTTATATACTTGAGGGCCAACTGGTTCTACTCCAGGAGGGGTATGATTACCTGAAGGAGTGAACAAGTATGGATGATCTTTAATGTCAAACTCTTTTACTGCCACAGGTTCTTCGGTGGGTAGTTCTTCTTTTGCTCGTTCACGTAATTGTTCTAAAACTTCATCACTAATAGGACCGTCATCGGGTTCATACGCAGGTTCATCTTCATCATCCCAGTCTTTACTTTGATTAGCAGCTAGTACTAACATCAATGCTAGTGGATCAAATACAATAACAAGTAAGATAATAACCCAACGCACTG